CCTAAACTCTAGGTAGTACTTTTCTTTTTTGTTTCCTGCATCGAAACCATTAATCCAATTTATCATAACTTATCCCTTAAATATTTGTTTTTTGCCACCCTCATAAACATAAGCATGACCTTCTTTAATTAATTGTTCGTTTATATTATACTGATTGCCTTCTGCATCTTGTATAAATATCTCGCCAAGTACCCTTCCATATTTTCCGGTTCCATAACTTTTCAATCTGAAAAGGCCTGGTTTAGATGATACTTCTTCAAGTAATTGTTTGTTTCTAGCTTTAGCCGCTAGACCCATTTTCTTTTCATCTAAGTCTCTTGTTCTACTTTCCCAAGTATCAATTCCTTTGTATCTGATTCTTTTCTTAACCCAGATATCAAATCCTACATCAATAAGAGCATCGATAGTATCACCATCAACTACTCTTTCCAACTTTCCTCTGTAAATATACTTATCCATTACAACAAGTGCCGCCTGGCATATTAGCTTTACAAGCTTTGCATTTGCATACTTGCCAATAAGCCCATGCGCCTGCTGCTATTGTTAATCCTAATCCCCACCAAATATTAGCTCCATATGTACAACCAGCACCTACTGCTAATACATATCCACCATAACATTTAATATAACATAAGATTAAATTATATAGACTTCTATTTTCATCTATATTTGCTAAAATCTTTTCATCAATAGTTGTTGAATCTAAAACTTTCTTTACAACTTTTTTTGCTGTTTTCTTTACAGCCTTCTTAACTTTTTTTGCCATTATTGGTCTCCTTTTTTACTTTTTGTCTAGTTCAGGATGATATCCTAAATATACATTTTTAATTGATTTGCCTTTTGATACACCATCTCCTTTAAGTTCTGCTGGAACTATATTATCTGGAGTTTCGTACCAATATTGTACATCATATCCGCCATCACTTTTCCATGTAACGATCAATCCTCTTTCATAATCTGTATCATCAGCTTTTAATACTATCTTTTTATCTACTGGTAATACTATATCTGGTTTGATATGTGGTTTTGGTGCTTCTGGTTGCATCTCTTTTGGTATTTCTACAAACCCAGAACCTTTAACTAAGTCCGCTAATTTAATTTTTTTATCTGCCATTATATTACCCTATCTTTTGTATTGGCTCTAATTGATCGATTGTCTTTGTCAAACTATCACCTGGTTTATATGTTGGACCTGAATTCATTACTGTATAGATTGCAACTGTTCCCATATCATTTGGTAGTTCCATCATCTTTTTAACAACTCCCATTGAACCATGATGTGGACATGAACCATTTTTATTTTTAACAATATCACCTACACCAAATGTATAATGATCTTCTTTAATAACACTATCATCAATTGGCTGCGACTTTGCAGCTTTAATTTTTTCTTTTGATTGTTTGATTGTATTTTTCATTGATGCTTGGGCTGCCTTTAATTTTGCCTTTGCAGCATCCATTGCTGCTTCTGCACCTTCTACTTCAGCATCTACTTCTTCTTGACTAATTTCTGCAATCAAATCTCCTATAGATGGCATACGATGATCTTTCATTTGAGCTGCTGCATCATCTTTCTTTTCATCATCTTTTGGCTCCTCTTCTTTTGGCTCCTCTGCTTTTTCTTCTCCGCCTCCACCAAATTTAGCTTCCATACCTTTGTTATATGTTTCCAAATCAACTACATTTCCTGATACTGACAATTGTATTACATTCCTATAATCAAATCTTTGCATGTCTCCGTCTTCATCCATGCCAAAACCAAATGTAGGATCTTCTACATCATCTGCATCAGTTATAGTTAGATATCTACCACCAATGTACACTTTAATAGGAACTCCTGTTAAAACAAATTGACCTATAATAACGTTATTAAAATATTTTGCTGGTCCCATTATTCTTGTCCCGCATTTCCTAAGGCATTCCCTATTGTTCTTAATACTGGTATTGCAATCTTAATATCTAAATCAATAAACGTAACTTCCAATTTAGCTTTTGGATTAGCTAACATTGCAGCTGCCCATCTATGATGACCATCTAAAATATAATTACCCTTAACAACAATAATATCATTAGGATTCATTCCTGATACCACACCTTTTCTTGCTTGATCACCTACTTGACCAAAAACACCACCAATTGCTTTTTCAAGATAAATAGCTGATTGACTTGGTTTTAACAAATTAGCTGCTAACTTTGTATCTTTACTTTTAACTATATCAGCATTACCACCTTCTTCACCATCCTGAGTTCCTTTTGTTAAAAAGTCTTTATCGTTCATGAATGTAGAATCTGCACCACTTTTTGAAAATTGGTCTTTATTAAATTTACCCTTTCCGTCTGGCGAACCATCAACATCATCTCCATATGGTCCAAATACATCATACTCGCCTTTCATAATTGCTTGTTGAACTGTTTCAACTTGGTCTGAAGTAATTACTGGCATATCAATACGTTTTGGAGCTCCTGATGGAGGTTTTATAGATGCTAATGTATCTACTCTTTTTTGGAATCCTTCTGCGCCACCCATGTCAGCTAAAAATTCTTCCGCTCTTTCTGGTGTCCAATTTAATTTATATGCCTTCAATCCCTTTCCGGATTGTAACATATTTAATGCTTCACTCTCTCCTCCGTAAACACTTGTCAATTCTGATATTAGTTTACGAAAACTTTTAGTTTCCATTAGTAATGGTTTTAGTTTTAACATAATCTTTCCCTAGTTTATTATTTTAATATAAATATGCTATTGCTACTTATTTCCATAGAATTTGGATGGCAACTAATGCTGTTGCTAAAACTAATGAAATCATTGTCTTAGCATTAATGCCTTCATTCATATGAACGCTTGTTAATATTGCAAATGATACCATTCCTGTTGCAAATCCTATGAATCTACCTGGCCATAATGTTCCATCAAAATATCCTACAACATATTTAGTTGCAATTATAAATGCATACGAAATAGGTATTGAAAATATACATGCCATAAAGAACGGATGTTCTTTTGCCCATTTGTTAATAAATTGGCCATTTGTTTGATACCATATCAATGTTTGACCAAAAAAGAATAATCCTACTGCTGTTAATAATTTTATCATATTATATTTTCCAATTTCTGAACGCATGTAGTATTTCATCATCTACTGGTTCTTGTTTAACTTTCTTTTCTACTACTTTAGGTGTTGGTTTAAATACTTCTAATATCTCTAATGCTCGCCTACGCTGTACGCCTGATATTGTTTCTTCTTTGCAAGCCTTTTCTATCTTTTGAATTGCATAATCCTTATCATGATCTAACCATTCCATTGCTTCTCCTAATACCTTTTCAAAATTGGCCTGAGTATATTCAGGCATCTTTCTAGATACTCGAGTCTTTAAAGATAAAGAAGATGCTTTTGGACTTGGATCATTTTTACTTGCTCTATACAACATAGAACCAAATCCTTGTCTACCTTTACTATCTAATCTTTGTAAATATTCTTTTGTATCTTTATTCTTAATAACCTCTACTTCTGAATATGTAGTCTTACCTGATATAATTGTTCTAACATAATTACGTTCTACATTGGAACATTCAACACATCTTTTTGTATTAGGCAATGCACGCATTCTAGCTGCTGGTATTTTCTTTTGACATTTACTACAATGCATATCTCTCTTGTAACTCATTTGCTGCATTAATATTCTTTTCAAAGTGAAACCATATATCAATAAACCTTTCTACACTTGTTCTATGACCGTAAATAGCCTTTAAGGTATTATTAGGATTGTAATCTAACTTATCATTATCTTTTAACCATTCTAATGTCTTATCTGGATCAATAACGTCATCTGCAAGACCTAAAGCTAAAAATACTTTTGAAGCCTTCTTTTCTTCTCCTACCCATTCTCCTATACTAGGATTAACTGATCTACTATGTAACGCAGGATTCAATAATAATACAGGAACTCCTAATTCTTTACCTAAATTCCATGCAAACCATCCACCCATAGATGAACCTATAATAACATCATAATTATTATGTTTGGTTAACTTATAAAGATTTTCATATGATTTATCGTCCTTGTATTCTATCTTTGGACTTTGGACTATATGTCCTAAACTTTGGAGTAATTGGACCTTTTCGCAACCCGGCTTACTTTCTAAGCCATGTAAAAACAATATTCGCATCTTTCTCATCTTTTTTATTATATATAAAGATAAGAAAACTTTTTCAAATAACCTAATTTTTTAGGAGCTTTTTTTCTTCTTTTTTCCACGTCTCATATTCAATTGCCATCTAGCCATTCTGCCCTTTTCGCCTTTGGCTTTGGCTAATTTAGCTAATTGAGTTAATGTAGCTTTTTTTGGAATACCAACTCTTTTGGATATTCCTTTTCGGCCAGGCTTCTTCCCATCTGCAAAATTTTCTTCAACATCTTCATCTCGTGATTTATCAAATGGTTTGAACTCTGCAGTTCCTAATTGATAGTAGTCTGGTTTATGTCCTCTAGATAATTTAGAATGGAAATCAATTTCTTTTAGTATGTCTATTAATTTTATTCCCATCTTCTATTATATTTTTCTCTTTGATCAACCATCACATATTGAACTGTATCATTTTTTCCGCAATGGGGACAGCTCAATCTTTCCAAATCTATGGCCTCATTTATCTTCCACTCTCCATTACATTTTTTATCACTACATTTGTAAATGTATGTATGTCTAATAAATACTTTATGACCCATTGTATTATTCTATTGATTGTTTATTGTATCATTTTTTGTTTGTAAATCGTGAATGGCTTGTCTTAGAAGTTGTTCTTTCATCTCCATTCCACGTGCTTTACTTTCAAGTTCTGTAATTTGTGCTTCCATTTTGCAACATTTATCATCAAATGTCTTTTGTGATACCATACATGAACTTAGTGTTAATATCATTAGTATTGCTAATATTCTCATTATATTTTCCCTATCATTGTTTTATCGACTTCTCTGCCGCCGATTTTTCTTGTATACCAACCATTACCTGGTTTGTTTCCTTTTGGATGTTTACCATGCCATGTCGTTTGATCTGATCTCCTATCGCCTAATACATTTCTTACTGTTTCTTCATCATCTATAATAGGAACATTACCTTTACCTACAAATGAATCAAATGCTCCTTTTGATACTTCAACATAATTACCTGGTCTTTTTAATTCTGCAGATTTTTTAATAAGTAAATTTTTGATATTTGCTTTATCTCCATCATGTCCTATCCCTGTATGTTTAATACCAAATGGAGTTTTCTTACCAAAATAAACAACATCAATTTCTGGATCACTATCTATGTCAGCCATCTTCCAATATTTCAAATCTGGGTCTTTTATATCATCTGGTGATTTGAATTTCAAATGTCCTCCTATAGGGGCATATGCCGTTTG